AGCCATAGGGGGTAAAATAATAGAAGTTAGTCCAAGACTAGGTATAGCAAATGCTAGACAAGAGTTTATAGATGATTATCGAACTATAGACCCCAGCTATGACCCTAAAAACATTCAGATCGGTATGGTGGACTTACAACAAGTACCAACAGAAAGAGTACATGAGCGCGGAGCAGCGTGGGAGCATGTGGAAGAAACTAGAAGAAACTACAAATTACCATTAGATAATCAACAATTAAGGAAATCATAATGACAATTACACAATTAACAACAGCACAAATTACACGTAGCATCTAATAATAAGCCCGCCAAGCCTCTTCTTGAAAGCTCAAATCGTGCGGGCGTTTTTTCAAATATAGACCAGACTGATAGTGTTTCACTTTGTATAAATAGTAATAAATTGATTGCATAATTACTATTATTAGGACTAACTATGGCTAAACCAAATTCAAGATTGACATTGATCGAATACTGTATGAGGGCACTCGGTGCTCCGGTAATCGAAATCAATGTTGATGAAGATCAAATAGAAGATAGGCTAGACGAAGCTTTACAGTTTTATCAAGAGTACCATTTCGATGCTACAATGCCTTCTTACGTTAAGCATGTTATTACAGCAGACGATATCTCTAGAGGATATATTACTGTAGCTGATGAAATAGTATTTGTCAATAAAGTATTTCCTTTAGACAATGACGCTATCAACATGTTTTCAGTAGATTACCAATTCCATTTAAACGATATGCCTCACTTATTAAAAGGTGGCGGTATGGCAGAATATACTCAAATGCAACAGTATATGTCGTTAGTAAATGATACTTTTAGTGGCGATGAGCGTACAAGATTTTCTCGCCACCAGAATAGGCTTTATATTGATACTGATTGGTCTACATTAGATGTAGGATCATTTATAGTAGTTGATGCTTCAGTTGTAGTTGACCCTGAAGAATTCACTGACGTGTATAACGATATGTACCTAAAGCGGTACCTTACTGCGTTAATAAAACGTGCATGGGGACTTAACTTGATCAAGTTCCAAGGCGTAGTATTGCCTGGCGGAATCACATTAAATGGCAGACAGATATTTGATGATGCTAGCGCAGAGATTATCAAATTAGAAGAAGATATGCGTCTTGCATATGAATTACCTATTGATTTTATCACGGGATAACATATGGCTACTAATGTTTATTTTAATCCAAAGGTAAGTACAGAGCAAAACTTATTCGAAGATATAGTCATAGAATCCCTTAAGATGTATGGCCAAGATGTATATTACATTCCTAGAAGCATAGTCAATGAAGATATGCTAATGAATGAAGATATTGCTTCTCAATTCGATGATGCATACCTAATAGAGATGTATATAGAAAATACTGAAGGCTTTGGCGGACAGGGCGATCTTATGGCTAAGTTCGGCTTAGAGATAAGAGATGAAGCTACCTTTATTGTGGCCAAGCGTACCTGGGAAAAGACTGTTGGACGATGGGTAAATGTAAAAGAACAGTTCAGGCCTAATGAAGGCGATTTGATATATCTGCCGCTGTCTAATTCGATGTTTGAAGTAACATTTGTAGAGCATGAAAAACCGTTCTATCAACTTAGTAACCTTACGACCTATGCTATTACTGCTAGAACGTTTGAATACTCCGGCGAAGCATTTGATACATCTATACAGCAAATAGATAAAATTAATTCATATGGCACACAACTAGGTATGGTTATTACCCAAACAACTAAAGCTGCAGTAGGCGATAGGTTGTACCAAGCATCTGGTGATAATAATAGCGAATTTATATCAGGTAGAGTCACGGCGATCAATTACTTACCAGAAAACGAAGTAGAGTTATACTTTGGCGATATTGAAGCAAGTAGTAGTAATAAGTCATTTGTAGTCAATAATGATATGCCTTTAGTGAATGATATAAACTTACCTACATATACCGCTACAATAGTTAATCTATATGAAGTAGGTGAAGAAGGTATTTTAAACACTGACCCATTTGCTGATAACAATACAATAGAGCAAGAAGGCAATAGCTTCATAGATTTTTCTGAAGTGAATCCATTTGGAGAACCTAACGATGTTTAACGGACACTTTTACCACGCTACAATTAGAAAGACTGTAGCAGTATTTGGTACATTATTCAACAATTTAAGCGTGGTACGTAAGACTAAGAGTGGTGATATCGCTGATATCACTAAAGTACCTTTATCCTATGGACCTAAACATAAGTTCTTAGCCAGAATAAAGGAATTAGATAGCTTAGATAATATGAAGCTGGGTGTTAAATTGCCAAGAATGTCCTTTGAGATATCAGATATTTCTTATGATAGTGCAGCAGTAAATTCTATATACAATAACATGACGGTAACAGATGGTACCGGAGCAACAAAAAATATAAGGGGGTATGTGCCTTATACTATCAATATGGAGTTAAGCATCATGGCTAAAAACCAAGATGATGCGCTCCAGCTGCTAGAACAGATACTACCTACATTTACACCTACTTATACCATTGCAGTGAAATACGTAGAAGGTGCCTCTAGCATAGATGTTCCTATTACATTAATGAGTACCGCGCTTTCAGATGAATATGAAGGTGATATGAATACACAACGTACATTGATATACACGTTAGGGTTTAGCATTAAGACTAAGTTTTTTGGACAAGCTTTAGATAAAAAGGTTATATTAAATACTATTACTGGAATATTCAATGGAGAGAATAATTCACACTTAGCGACACAGAGTATAATAGATTACGATGCACTAGAGCTCCAGGATGATTCGATAGTACTAGGCAATAAAGAAGCTATCATGAATTATTTCGATTTTGCTTATGGTGAATTAATAACAATGACTGTACAAGCTACATCTAGTATAGAATTTACATTAAATGAAAGTTTATATGGAGCTACTAGCCTGTCCGAAGGTAAGTTACAATCATACGAAGTAGAACCAAACGTCGATGGCGGGTATATTCATACCTTAGTGTTATATAATAATTCAGGACACTTTAGAATTGGTGAAGATCTTGTACGCACTGGCAATAATCTTATAGGAAGTGTAGTCACATACACTATAGAGTAATATGAGTGATAATAACATTGTACCTAAAAAGGAAGATATTGATATTGACTATGAGTTTTCGCGAGATACTTATCGTGAGCTTATTAGCCAAGGTACATCTGCGTTAAGCGCGATGGCAGAAATAGCTAAGGATTCAGAGCATCCACGTGCCTTTGAAGTCTTAGCTACAATGCTAAAAACTAATGCAGACATCACTGAAAAATTAATAGACCTTCAGTCAAAAAAGAATAAAATATCCGCACGAAAGGATATAGTACCTTCTTCAGAAGCACAATCCGGTGTCGTTAATAACCTCTTCGTAGGGTCGACATCTGAGCTTCAGAAGTTATTATCCGGTAAGGATGAGAAGGATATTAATGGCTAAGAATGCAATTAATGATTGCTATCTAGGCAATCCTCAAGTAAAACGTGATGGCATAGAACAGGATTGGACTAAAGACTTAATTCTGGAATATAAAAAATGCATGAACGACCCGGTATATTTTTGTAAAAAGTATATTAAGGTAGTGCATTTAGATAAAGGTCTGGTAGACTTTGAATTGTACCCATATCAAGAAAAAATGATGGGACACTTTAAAGCCAACAGATTTACAGTAGTGTTGGCATGTAGGCAAAGCGGTAAATCAATTTCTTCTGTAGCATACCTTTTATGGTACGCATTATTTCATGCAGATAAAACCGTAGCAATCTTAGCTAACAAAGGTGCTACATCTAGAGAAATGCTGTCTCGTATAACATTAATGCTTGAAAACCTTCCGTTCTTTCTTCAACCCGGTTGTAAGGCATTAAACAAAGGCTCGATCCATTTTAGCAATAACTCTAAAATAATTGCAGCTGCTACCTCGGGATCAAGTATTCGTGGACTATCAGTTAACCTGCTATTCTTAGATGAGTTTGCATTCGTAGATAATGACGTAGAATTCTATACATCTACATACCCGGTAGTAACATCCGGCAAAGATACTCAGATCATTATTACATCAACTGCCAATGGGTTAGGCAACGTATTCCATAAAATATGGCAAGGCGCAGTACAGAAGACTAATAGCTTTAGTTCATTCAGAGTAGATTGGCATGATGTACCCGGAAGAGATGAAGCTTGGAAAGCAGAAACTATTGCAAACACCAGTGAATTACAATTTAGACAAGAATTTTCAAATGAATTCATTGGAGCAGGTTCTACACTGATATCCGGTGACAAACTATTAGGTATGTCCGCGACTATTCCGGTTTATAATACAGATACTATTAAATTGTTCGATAAACCAGAAGAAGACCATGTATACCTTATGATGGTAGATGTTGCTAAAGGCCGAGGCATGGATTATTCTACATTTACTTTAGTAGATTGTTCATCAAAGCCGTTTAAGACTGTGGCTACATTTAGGGATAATATGATATCGCCACTGCTATTACCAGATGTGATATTCAAATATGCTAAATTATATAATAATGCATGGGTACTAATAGAAAGCAATGACCAAGGTGCTGTAGTATGTAATGG